CAATCATAAATAATTCTTTGTAAAGCAGCAAAGCTGTCTACTGCATTAGCAGGGAATACACCTAGACGTTCATGTATTTTCTTTTGTCCAAGTGCTTCTTTAATTACATTAGGATAAAATTCTGTTATTGCCTTGACACTTTTAACTTGGTCTTCAGGCATTACTTGTTCTAATACCGGTCTAACACTTTTTTCAAATACTTTTGCATTAGGATTATCAAGTAGTTTTTGTATGTCATCTAATTTTTTTAGAATAAAATCTTCTTCTTGTGCAAATAATTGTGAAGAGCTACGCCCTGTTGATTCTGCTTCTGTAAATGTACCTTCTATCTGATTAATAGCCGAGGCAAAGTCTTTTATCCATTTATATTTTTCTCTGTTTCTTCCATATTTAACAACTTCTTCTGACCATTGTTCAAAAGATTCTTGCAATCCTTCATAAAACTCTAGCAAAGCTACAGCATCTGCAGCTGTTATTCCTTCAAATGAATTCATCATTGCATTAAATAAATTCATATTGTCAGTTGGTTTTTTATTTTGAAACCTTGGGTCTACAGCATCTCTATTTACAATTGCACCTTGTAATACTTCAGGGTCTACGTCAGGTGGCATAGGTGGCATAAACTCACCTTCTACTTTATCTATAGCTCTTAATTGATTGTAAGCATCTTTTACATCTGGATACTTAGTAAGCATTTCTATTTCTGCCATGTGTAAAGAATTTATTGTTTCATATATTTTGTTTGCTAATACTTCTTGATGACGTCCTAATGTCTGATTCATTATTTGTTCTAGCTGTTTATTATTTTTTAAATCATCTAAGGTAATTATTTCTTCCATAAATTGTTGTACTTGTTCCATGCTTCCCTGCATGTCGTATCCTCTACTTGCAAGTTCTTGTGCAATGTTAAGTGTTATAGCATTTAGCACAGCATTATGATGTCCTAACAATTTATAAAACATAGTTAATTTACCTAAGAAATTATTTTTCTTTGCTATTTCTAATTGTTTAGCATCTATAGGTTTTACAGCATTAGTTAAACCAAGTTCATCTGCAAGTAAAGCATTGACTATTTCTTGTAAAGACTCTGCCATAAATACGTCAGATGATAAGTTAGCCATTAATCTTTCCATACTTAAATCTCTAGGTCCAAATTCATATGAAGTTATAAATTGATATAAATCTACAAACAAAGGTTCAAATGGTTTTGAAACTAAAAAGTTATTTTCTATTGTTGCAGGATAATTATTTTTACCTATACGTGTTATAGCTTTAGGGTCTTGTCCGTATGACCAATACTTAGCATTTTGTAATTGTGCTTGTTCAATTGCACGTAATGCTTCATTAATAGCTTCTGCTTTTTTAGCAGCAGGGCTAACTGTTTCTCCTACTTCTAATAACCAAAAAGGTTTTGGGTCTATTTTATTTTTAAATTTATCGTAACGTGTTTTACTTTGGTTAATAAGATATTCTATCTGTCCTTCATTTAAATATATTTTTTCATCACCTGTTTCCCACAAACCTGTTGCAGGATTTAATGTTTTAGATTTTTTAAATGTTGCAGTTGGATTACCAACTAACTCAGTAAATTTATCTATAAAGTTTTGATTAGGTTCAATTAATTTGAAATTACCATCTTTCATTCTTTCTGTTTTACCAAACTTAAATCCTTCTAATTTTTCCCAATTAGATATTTTTACTTTAGTTTCTTTACCTTGGTCAAAGTTTGTAAGTCTTAATTCAGGATTAGTTTGTAATATTTTAATAGCTTCTTTTACTGTAGGTACATTTAATTTTTTAAGAAGGTCTGCTTCTCTAATTAAAAAACCTTTTTGTTTACCGTCACGTATTAAATCTACTTGTGACACAACATTTGGATTATTATAATCCGGAACAAGATTGCCACTTTCACCTTGTTTAGTCATAACCTTTTCCATAGGTTCATTATTAACAACGTTGTATTCATTTAATGCAACAGGAGATTTAGTGTAATCAGCTTGTACTTGACCACCTTTCATATTCTCATTCATTATTTGTGGTTTAGCTATTTGTTCATAATACGCTTCAGGACTTACTAATGCTTGTACAATTCTGTTTGTTAAGTCTTTATAGTATCCACCAATAACACTTGTATCACCTGTAACGTGTATCTTGTAAGAAGTATCTACAGGAAACAATTGTGATGCATTTGTATTTTTGTTAACAACGGTAAGCTGACCATTAATATTTTGTATAACCATACCTTTGCCAATAAGTTCTTCAACAAATTCTTCCATAGCTCCTGCAAATGTATTGTGTTTAAAATTTTGTAAATCAATAACATAAGTATTATTCTTTGCATTTTGACCTTCTAATGTATAAGTGTTTACATATAAATCTTTATCTGAAACAGTTCTTGCTATTTGTTTTAGCTTTGCTTTTGCTGCTGCTTCCCAATAACTATCAGGTCTTTTTAAAGTAGATTTTCTTCTTAACTCATCAGCAATATCACGCCAATCTAAAGACGTAGGTGTAAAGCTTTTAATAACATTTTCTTTATTACCTGCATAAAAACCTAACAAGTTTGCAGGTAATTTATATTCACCATACAAAGAATACATAGCAGTTTTAAGTGACACATCATCAGGGTTTTTACTATTAATAATAATTACATTTAAATCTGCTGCGTCTACGTTGATTTGTTTTGCTAAAGAAAACTCTGCTTGCTTACCTTTCTTTAAAGACCAACCTCTGTCAAATCCTTCTTCTTTAAATCTAGGTTTTGCATATATAAAAGACTCAGCAAGTTGTAAAGCTACATCATCAAATCCCATAGCAGCTAATTTATTAATATGATTTTTAAAATCATCACTAGCATTAGCCATTATATATTCGTACACTTTTGCAGAATCGATACCGTCATCTACCTTAGAAGGTTTTATACCATCTGTTTTATCTGTAATGTTATACAAAGGTACTAAGTTATACTCTTTACCTTTTTGCGGAAATATTTTTGGATTACTTACAGGGTTAGCAATAAATCCTGCAGGTGCAGTACCACCTGTATTTAAACCACTTTTGTTATGTCTTTCTAATGCTGCTTCTTCTACACCCATTTGACCTGAGTTTATTATTGTAGGATTATTTCCAAACCATGAATCAGGTTGTGTAGCTTTCCATTCTTTTAAAGCATTAATCATTCCTTGACCTTTAGCATCTAAAACAGGTTTATTTTTTACTTCAGCTTTCTTTTTATTTATCTCATCTTGTAATTCATTATTAAGCTTTGCTAATACTTCAGGGTCTAATAAATCTTGCCATGCATATTTTTTTATTAGCTCTGCATCAGCTAGTACAACTTCTAATATTCTTGTAATATCATTGTATCTATCTAATGTCATTTCAAATTTATCTACTTCGCCTTTAGGATTTACTTTTTTAATATCGTAAAAATCTGCTGCTGCCTCTGCACTTTTAATAAATAAATCTGATTGTGATTCGTTTAGGATTACTTTATTACCTATTGTGTTTGTAACTTTACGATATGGTACTGCACCTATAAATCCTTGTTCTATTGCTGCAATAGCTGCTAGTAAGTTTGTATAAGCAGGTACAAAACCTGTAGGACCATCAGGCATACGTCTTGTTCTACCTGTTACGTCTAAGTCTTGTAGTGTTTGATTTAAATCATAATTAGTAGCAGGACCATTAGTTACCATGTTTCTATGCAAACCTTTGTAGCTAGGTGCATAAACAAGTTGTAGTATTCTAGATAGTCTTTCTGCTGTAGGTTTAGATTTATCTAATATCAATGCAGATAACTGCAAATCTCCACCTGTTTCTACTATTGATTTATATAAACCTTTAACAAGCTTATCGTTTATTCTGCCTGTCTTTTGTGCTTTCTCAATAATTAACTTTAATGTTTTAAGTTGTTTATTAGGAATGCCTACTGTTTTACCTACAACTGATAACAATGAATTAGTATCATAAACCATCATAGGATTTTTATATGACACACCTAATGTGTGATTAAAAAATTTTTCTAATATATCTCTTAATTCTTTTTCATTCATTAGAACTTATTGTATATCCCATCTAGTATTGATTTTTCTTTTACTTCAGTAGTGTTATCTATATCAAATGTATCTGTTGCTACACCGTGTAGCCATGGTTGGTCTAATCTAGTAAATCCATATTCTTTTTCTATTAGGTTATGACCTTTATCTATCTGACCATACTTGTAACTATCCCAAGCTTCACCACCAAATACACCTGCTTTTTCTCTGTCATTGAATGCTTCTTTAGCAATCGTAACTTGTGTGTCAAATGTATTTGGGTCTGATGCCCATTGCAATATAGCATATTCATTTTCAGGCATTTTTAACCACAATCTTGCAGCTTTAAATAATGCTTTCTTTCTTTCTAAATCAGGGTCATCTGCTGTCCAATCATTTTTCTTAACAGTAAATACTGTAGGACTAAAACTAAATTCATCTGTATATCCTGTATCAATCATGCTACGCATAATCATGTCAGCAAAATGATTAACATTAACTTGAAATACACCAACAGCTAATAAACCATCATTATCGTATGTATGTGCTTTAGGATTAAACGCTGCTTTATTCCAACCTTCACTACCTATACCATCTGCGTCAGCAAATGATTCCCAAGCCATAGCACCAAACATATTCCATGCTTCTTCGTATGTAGCACCACCATAAGCTGAGTCTTTAATAATTTCTAATATAGCTTCATAAACTTTCTCAGGTTCTGTGTGAGGTATAACATTATCATGATGAAAATTATAAGACATGCTAACCCAAACTGCTAAGCAAAGCCCACAGATTTGTACCATAATTTTTTTGCGTATCTCCTGCTGCAAATGCAGCGTTGTCTTCTACTGCTAGCTTCATTATTGATTGTTGTATTTTGTTTTCTATAATATCTAATGGGTCAGAAAAAGGTTTTTTAACACTAGAAGGTGCGTTACCTGCAATTCTATCTTGTTGTGCTTTTTGATATACACTCATAGCAGTACCATATGAACTCATGTATTTACCTTCACTCATTTGAACTTCTTCATATATTTTATTTATTTCACCTGCAGCAACTGCAGCTAAGTAAGGATTCATCATACCACCTGTAATACTAGACCATTGTGATTTAGCATCTGCAAGTCTTGATTCAAAACTAGGTGTAACAATAATTTGCATATCTGCACCTAATTTCTTTTTGTCAGCAATCATAGCGTTAACACCTGTCATAAAATAATTGTGAAATATATTTTTCATTTCAGGACTTGCAGCTATGCTACCAAAAAATTCTGCTACTTTTCCTGTATCACCTGATTCTAATACTTGTTCTAATCCTGCAGTATTTATTCCTGCTTTTTCAAAATCATCAAGTAATGTTTGACTATCAGGTAAATATTGACCACTTCTATTTAACATGCCCATAGCATCTTGTATAGCTCTCATTGTTGGTTCATCTAATTGATTAGGAGTAAATATAGTTCTATCTTCTTGTCCATAAAATCCTCCTAAGAAACCTAATTCTACTAATGCAATCTGTACATCTTGTAACCATGTCTGTCCGTTTATTCCTATATGTGGGTCTGCATATAGATTAGTTTCTACACCTACTTGAAATACAGGAATAGTTCCTGCACCAAACTGACGTCTGCCTATAGAAGGATTACCTACTAATCCATAAAAATCTCCTGCCATAACATTTCCAATTATTTGTTCCATATTTGCTGAAGATAATGCTTCATTTAATTGTGCCTGAGATTGTATCCACTCTTCGTACTCTCTTTCTGCATCTGTCATTCTGCTTTGGTCTAGTATGTCACGCCATAATTCAGGTGCTTCTTCAACTAATGTAGGTAAAGCTATGTCTAATTTTTCTTTGCGTGTTGTTAAAGCATTTATATTGTTGTCATAATAATTAAACAAAAGCATACCTTCTTCTTTAAGCATGCTTTCTAATTCACCTCTTTCTGCTTGTGAAAGTTCATAAGGCATAGATTCTAATATCTGAAATATTTGATTATCAATCATACCTTCATTGCCAAATGCTTGTTCTTTTGCTCCGTATTCTGTAAACAAATCCGCAACAATATAGTATTCAAGTAAAGGTAATATTTTGTTATATGCTTCTTGTACTGTCATAATTCAAATCCATCAAATAGCGGTAACTCCATTGTATCAGCATCTCTAAATTCTCGCACACCTACATTATAAAACCAAAAGTAAAAATCAGGTGATATTTGTATAAGTTTATCAGCTACTTCCTGTAACAAAGCACGTTCAGATTGTGCATCACTTCTTCCTAATGTAGCAGTAGCATCACCTGTTCTAAAGCGTATTCCACCTAACATTAAATCTCTTTGCTTCAAGTATGCATTAATAGCATTTGAAACAGGTAAATCTTTTACTTTCATACTACTTCCATCAGGTAATTTAACTACAGTATCTGCTTCACTTTCTAACATTCTTACTAATTCGTTCATTTGCTCATCAACAGGCACGGTGCTTACAGAAGGATACTCTTTGATGTTATATACGTCTGCTAGCTCTATAATGCCCATTTTATACAGGTTATCTCTAGCTCGGCTATCAAGTCCCATGTTTTGATTTTCATACAAATTACGCCTTAAATTCTCTTTAGCTAAATTAAACAATGCTGTTTTATATCCATCTTCATACCACTCATCTAAGTTTCTAGCTTTTCTAGCACCTGTAATAAAAGTATTTGTATAAGCAGTTAAATAAAACTCATCTGTAGGTGCATCAGGAAATAACCAATAAGCTACATTAGGATAACGTTCAAATATCTCAGGATTAGCTGCAGCAAAGAATGTTCCTTCTTCTGTATATGATGTAGGTACTAATTCTCTAGATTTAGAAGTAGTTAATGCAACAGGATTAAATCCAAATTGTTTTATAAACCAATCAGTAGCTTTAAGCTCATCCCCATTAAATCTAGCTAATGCCCTATAATATGCGTCACTAAACAATGCAGTTTCAAACCATTGTGGATTTTCTTCTATTTCATCAGGTGTTAAATGCAACGCAGCACCGGGTACAGAAGTTTTGTATTCATACTTAACAAAAGCTTGTGTAGGTAATACACCCTGTGTTGCAGCTCTATAAACAACAATACCATTTGCAGATTTCTTAATTCTATCTAATGATTTAGCTTGTAATTCAGGTGTAGAATCATCATACAATCCTGTGTCTATATGCACTTTCATTACATCTATCATTGTGTCTTCATATAGTTTTCTTTTCTGAGGGTCATCACTAAATATAGATTGTATCTTTCTAACCCAACCCGGTAAGAATTGGTCTGTTATTTCATCAGGTCTACCAAAAGGAAATAATAATTTTTCAACTTGTGGTTCTATATCTCCGGGAGGCAACATGTAATTTATTGGTACTGTAGCTAATGGACCTAAACCTAAACCTATACCACCTGTAATCATGTTTAATCCTTCTAGTCTAGAAGGTGTTTGTATTCTAGCTTGTACATCACCAACTTGTTCTTCTGCAGTACCTAATGACCATTTAGTAAGTAATTTATCTCCAAACTGTGAGAAATTGTAAAACTCCTCTCCTGTTTGTGGGTCTGTGTATACAAAACCTTTTTTCTTAGCACCGTCAATACCCATCTGTGCGTACCTAGGTATTGCAGGATTTGCAGACAATAATCTTTTCCATGTTCCTAATACTTCAATATATACTTCTGCGAATGGTATAACGTTTCTTAATATTTCAGATGTAACGTGCCTTCTGTTTAAATCGTACAACAAGTGTTGTGTTTTAGTTAATGCTTGTGCTTTAGCCATATTGTCTATATCTACAATATCTGCATCTAATAAAGTAGCTTTATAATTTCCTGTCTTTTGTTCTTCAACACCTTTTCTAATTTTTCTGCCTAAACTACCTTTCATTACATTAGATTTATATGCATTACGCACAACTTGGTCACGTAATGCTGCATCCATGTGTGGCAACATATCAGATATTTCGTCCCAATAAAATTGTCTAAAGGCAGGTGAACGTGATAATTGATTAGTAGGTCTTGACATAAATACATCAAACAAACGTTCAGTTGCTGTGTCTAATGATTGACCCCATTCGTGTGATACGTCAAATCTTTGTATTTTTACAGTAGGAGGTCTATTAGGAATTTTTTTAGTGCCTAACCATTGTGTAAACAATCTATATGCTTCTTGTGATTCGCCTTCACCTAGATATATAATTCTATCTTTTTTTGTTACAGGATTAACTAACCCTCTTAAAGTAAATTGTGATATCTGTCCACCTTCTCTAGGCACAGCACCTAAGAAATCTTGTATAAGTTCTGTATCTCCTTGTTTAGTAATTCTGTATGTAAAAGCATCTCTTGTCCATTCTTGTGGATTTATCTCATCACCCATACCATACACACGACCTGTAGTTTTATTCACTACTTCATATGCACCACCTGTTTCATAATGTATACGTGCATATACAGATTCAACATACTCTCTAGCTTTTTGGTCAGATTCTAAAATAATCTTTTTACTATTTACAAAAGCATCATCTACGTTTCCTGCAAAAGCTTCTCTAATGTATCTAAGGTCACCATTAAGAAAACTTTCTACTATTTCATCTAAACTAACTTGTGTCATACCCGGTCTGTGAAATTTTGCTAATGCTTTTACTAATGGGTCTTTTTCTAATATAAATAAACCTCTAGCCCAACCTTTATCAAATCCTTCTATATCAGGTCCTTTAGGTCTATTTAAATACTTCCAATATCTAGAACGTTCAGGGTCTACACCTAACCAACCACCATGACCTACGGACATAGATGCTATATGGTCATAATGATGTGAAGTAATATTACCTGTAATGTCATACATACCTTTACCAAATCTATCTTTAAATTTAGCAAATGCTACAACTGCTTCTTCTTCATCACCTTTGATTCTTGTAACAGTTTTCAAAAGTTTACTTCTTTCTGCAGGTGTTCTACCTAATACCCAACCAAACCATGACATAGGGTGATAAAATACTGAATCTAAATTAGCAGATGCCATACGTAATTGTTCTTCTCCTACAACACGTGCTGTCCAAGCAGGACGTAATAAAACTAATGGTTTCCACAATCTTTGCATTACACCACTAGAAAATCTAGTAAATGCAGCTTCTTGTAATTGAATAGCATCATCTATAAACTCACCACGTTTTGATACTCGTGTTGCTTTAGCAACAAATCCTCTATAAAATAAATCTTCTATAGCTTCTAATCCTGTTAATGAACCATGTGCTACATCATCTAATTCTCTTTTAACTCCTAAATTAATAGCTCTAGTTAATGGTTTAGTCATAAACTTTTGCACACTAACTGTATCTGCTAATCCTAATGTCAATATTTTTCCTACAAATGTTCTCATAGGTCCAACAAGTTTTATAAATGTTCTAATATCAGGCATTGGTATAAAACCTTCTGATACGTATTCAGATATTAACTGTGCAGTAGGTTGTGATATAAATACTTCTTCACCATTTACTTTTAATGATTTAAATTTTTGACCCGGTATTATCTGACCTGTATTAATACCAACGCCTTCTTTTTGTCCTAAAGTAACAAAGTATTTTCTAGTTTCATCTACTGATGCCCACCATTGTTCTACACCTTTAAGAACTGAGTCAGGTATACCTGCAGATTTTAAACTATCTGTAATTTCATTAAGAACTCCTGTACCTGCAGGATTATTCCACAAATCTACAAGAGTATTAAAACTATCTACAAAATTTAAATCGTCAGTTACAGCTTGACGTCCTGCCATTTCAGATATCATATCAAGAACTTCATCTTGTTTTCTTGCACTTACTTGTGCAAACTTCATCCACTCTGCCATTTGTTTATAAGTTCTATCTAAGTTACGCACTTCTAATTTATCTACAGGAAATGCTGCAGCTAACATTTGTCCTAATCCTGTACCATCAGCACCTAATGATTTAACTGCTGTTGCACTACCTACATCAAAACCATATTGAAATCCTTTGCCTTTTGCTGCAGAATATAAACCACCTGCAACTCTAGTAGGCACAGCACGTGATAATAATGATGTAGCATCTAGTCTATGTTTAATTGCTGTTCCCATATGTGGCACTAACAAATCAATAACTGCTTCAGGTGTATCTGCTTTTTTAATAGCACCATATAGTGCAGCAGTACCTTGATATTTTAATAATGCTTGTATTTCTTGATGTGTCTTTGCATTAGCTAAATATTCTGCAATACGATAACCTGATTCTGATTTTCTAAAATAATCATTTAATGCAGGTTTATTTATTAATCTTCTGTACATAGTGTCTACTAATCCTGCAGAACGTGCAGCAGTTAATGCTTCTGTATTTTCTATAACACCTTTTGTAAACACAGAAGGTGCTGCTTTTACACTTTTTGCTAATTTAGCGTAACCACTACCTGCCCATAAAGCAGGGTCAGTACCTAATCTCCAAGCACCATCAAAAATTGTAGACATTAAATTAAATTGCCAATCATCAGGTTCAAATAACTCTACTGCTATATTTCTACCAATAGATAAAGGAACTGTGCCTTTATCAGTTGTATAGCTACCAAAATTAGCAACTTCTTCTCTGTAATTTTGTGTAATAGGTTCACCTAATTCTTCTTGTAGTCTTTGTCTAATTATTGAAGGGTCAGCACCCATACCTGTTAATTCTTTAAATATTTCTGTATCTTCAGCTCTTGTACTTTCGCCTAAGATACCGTCACCTAAATTAACACGTTCATTATTTTTCATTTTGTTAATAGCTTGTACAAACGGAGTATCAGGCTGTTGTCTATAATAATTCATTACATCATCTGCATATGTAGGGTCTATTGTAGACATTGCACCCCAAGCCAATATGTTCCATGGCTTCATGCCTCTGTCCATTAATGCCATAGCATTTGCTTTGTATGTTTTATCTATAGAATCTGCCATAGATTGCAAACCTGTAAAAGCCATACGTAATGCTGACTTAGTTGCATTTTTAAATTTGTTTTGTTCTTCTGCTTCGTTTTGTAACCACTTATCTACTATTGCGTCCCATTCAGGTCTGCTAGGGTCTAGTCCATATAAAGACGCACCAACAATAGTATCAGTAGGCAAGAAACCAAAAGCTACAGAGTTTTCCTGTAATGTTTTTGTAAACTGTGGATTTTGTGCCACATAGTTTTGAAATGCTTTTCTCTTTTGGTTTTTTGCTTCTGCTTGTTTAGCAGCTTTATTTTCCATCCAATGTGGTAAATGATAAAATAATGCCATTAGTTTGGCTCTTGTCTAGCTACTTGTCCTCGTCTAGTTAATGCTGCTGTTTCGTAACTTGGCACAATAGCATTTATTTCTTCTAACAATAAATCTACATCGTCTCTAGTTAATCCATTAGACATAGATAATGCAGGACCTACAGCAGGTTGGCTACTACTAACAGGAATGCTACCACCACCGGGACCAAAGGCATCAGGTAAGTTTATAGGTGCAGCAGATTGTGTTTGACTAACATCAGTTCCTAGTTCTGCTTCTCTAGCCATAGGTGCACCACGTTGTTGATTTAATAAATCTTGACTTTGACCTGTGCTGTCACCCGGAGCACGAGGTATGTTTTGTACAGGTGCTTCATCATATGCGGGTCTTCCACCTGCTACCGGATTTTTTTCTACTCTAGAACGTTTCTTCGCCATTGTAATCCTCCGGTACAAATTCTATTCTAATAAAACCTAAACCCGGAAAATGTATTTCCGGTAATGCAAAATCATTTCCTGATGAAGTTTGTTCGTTATAAGTTTCTAATTTAGAATGATATTTTGCTGTAAGTTGTTCTGCAACATTAACATCATATCCAAACTCTTGAAATATAATTTCGTTAAATTTATCCACCGACACCTCCAAATGCTTGTGCAACACTTGGCATACCACCTTGTTGTTGCATCATCATAGCTTGTGCTGCTGCTTGTTGTTCTTCTTGTTCTTCTTGTGCTTGTTCAAAAAAGTTTTCTAATATATCTACCATGTTTTTTGGTGATTTATATATAGAACTTAATGCTGACATAGCTTGCATATTACCTTGTTGTGCTTGTGCAAGTAAAGAATCAAACAACACTCTTTCTGCTTTTTCTTTAGTTATTCTATCGTTAATAGCTTGTAAGTTATCTAAACCATCCATTTCTTCTTGCATAGTTTGTTTGTCTATAATACCTGCTTGCAATAACTGTAACCCTGTTACAATTTTTTGCGGTTCATCAAAAGATGCCATTGCACCATACTTACGTATTGTTTTGTATGCACCTTTAATATCTACGTCAGGTTTGTAACTTTCTTCAAAGACACTACCTCTATAGACACCGGATATAGAACGTTTAACATTACCATGAACTAACTCATCATACTCTAATCTTTTGTAATCTATTTCTTGTAAAGCTGTAGTTAATATTGTGTGATACTCTCTAACCATTTGACCAACACCACTTTGTAACTCTTCTAATCCTCTACCGGTAACAAAAGAGTTAGGAGATATAGCATCGTCTTGTACAGGGTAACCTGCTACAACACGCAAGTGTCTTTCTAATCTAGATACTTGGTCAAACAATTGATATGGCAAATTAGTTACAGGTTTAACAACTTGTGTACCCGGAGACAAATAATTTACAGAGTGTCTGCCTTTTCTATATTTGCCTGATTCTAATTCACCAACAATATTTGTTTCTGTAAATACTGCATCTTCCATAGCAATAACAGACATAATATTTATTTTTGCCATAGCTGACATTAAACCTATAACTTGGTCAAACTGTCCTTGCAATGCGTCAAAAGAAAATCTTTTTGCTACAACAAATGCAGGTCCTGATTTTAATGGGTTAGGTACAAAGTCTACAATTTTCCTACTAGATACGTGTACAACATGTGTTCCTAATTCATTCATGTATTCTACAACTACTTCACCACCACGTGAACTTTCCCATCTTTCTTCATCAGGAGATGAGATAGATGCTGTGCCTGTTATAGGTACGCCACCCGGTGCTTTTCTTTTATTCTTTGTATTAAAATATCCTTTTAGTTCAGGATACATTTGCACTAAATCTGATTCAGGTATTCTACGTATAACTCCTAATTCTTCAGGTTGTTGTGCTGTACCGTAGTAACCCGGATAACAATCATAAGGGTCTCTTAATACTGCACATGGATATGGTTTGCCATTAGGGTCATACTTAGTTTGTATAGTCCAAACTACAAATCCATAACCCGGTAACCATCTACCTATTTGTGGTAATTGCATATGTAAATCTTGATGGTCATCATATGCGTGTATAATTCTTTCTAACTTGTCTCTTCTATCTTTAGCTCTAACGCTATCTTTGTTTACAGACAATGGTATTTCTAAGTTAGGTACTCTACCAATCTTTTGTGCAATTCTATCTAAAGCAGATAATAACAAGTTAGGTGCAGGTAAATCACCACTACCCATAGCAGCGTTAGCACCTAGTAATGCTTGTATACCTTCTGTACCTCCATTAATTATTCTTCTAAATTTATCTCTGTCAGGTATTGCTTTGTCATGTAGTGCTTTTAGTTCCACTACTCTATCTATAATATTGTCTACTTTCATATCACCACGGTGCTTCGTTCATATCTGTTTCTTCAAAACCATAATAACTTGGTTCATAATCATATTCCATACTAGCATAAGATGTCTTACTTATACGCCTTATAACTTTCATTGGAAACCAACTAGCCATAACAATGTCACTTACAGTTTTATTTTTCTTTTGTCCTTTAGACGCAAAATAAATTAATTGTTTTTTATATTGGTCTATCTTACTTTGTGATTCAGGATTGCCGTAAGGCAAAATTATTTTGTTATCTTCAAACAAACTAGCCATAGCTGTAACACCAAACTGTGGGTCCCATTTATTTTTATAAGTCTCATGTCCTTCTAGTATTACACCGTTCATATTGCAATACTCTTTAATTCTTGTGTCTTGTCTAATAGCTTTTTGAAAGTTGTTTTCTTCTATAACCCAATGGTATAAATCATATTTTTGTTTCCATTCTTGTATAACTCTTAATGCTTGGTCTATACCGCCACCGTGTTGATTATCTATATCTACTAAAATCATATTAAAAGGTTCAAAGGTAACTGCCCATAAAACTGCAGCTTGATAACCTGTAGCTGCCGGGTCAAGTCCTGCAACTAAATAAGAATTATTTGGAACTACGCCTATAGCTGTATCATACTGTTTACATGCCTCTATAGATTCAGGATTAAAAATTTGTAACCCACCTGCTATAGCTTTATTAAGATATACCATTTCAAATCTCTGTAAACCACCTGTAGTCATAGAGTCTTGTCTTCTTGACTCTAGCCATTTGTAAGTTCTAAATCCTGACCACAGCATACAATCATAATGTTCTTCTACATCTGCTGCAGGTATTAGACAACTACTATCATGTGCTTCTTCTACTATATTTTCCCATGCTTGGTTGTCTAATAAAGAACTATATAAATCTTCAGGATGCTGTCTAGAACCAATAACTACAATTGCTGTATGTTCCTCTTTACGTGAACCTAGAGTTGTTGTCCACCAATTCTTTGTATGTTCTCTAGCAGAAGGTTGAACAGTAGAACTATGGTCCTCAATGTCGTCTGCAATTATTAAATCACAATCTCGTGACAATATCTTACCACCTCTACCAATACCAACCATAGTAGGAGATTTAATACCTGATACTGTTCTAGTAGCTACAGTAAAGCCTGTTTGTGACCATGACTTACCTGTACGTGTAGCAGGTTTAAAAGTACCACCCGGTCCACAAAAATCCTCTACAAGTTTTTCATTTGTTTCTAGTTGGTCAAGTACAGATGCTACAGAGTTTTTAGCAATATCTTCGTTACCACCTACCCACATAATACGTATGTTAGGATTTTTACATATTTCCCAAATACAAAAGTGTATTAGTAGTTCTGTCTTGCCATGTCTAGGTGGACTTAGTATTTGTAACTGACCACCATCTTTGATAGCCTTTAGTATGTTCTTAATCCAATTTGTATGGAAAGGTGCTGTTTGAAATGGCACGCCTTTCTCTGTCAAGAAATAACGTTTACGAAACTTGGAAAAAGATTTTAATGATTTTTTTGCTTCTTCAGGTACTGACCACTCAGCCTGTTCTATCTCACGAGCCATATCCTCTTTATAAGCAGCCCACATTCGAGATACATGAGCCACGGTACATTTCATGTCTTCTGCTACTTCCGCCTGTTCAATGCGTTCTTCAGTTAAATCCCTTGCGTAGCCTAGCGATATAAATTTTTCATAGAGAGGTCCACGTCTAGGTGATGTTCTACCTTCTTTATCTTTAGAGTAAGTAGGGGATTTATTGATTTCTTTTTTTTCTATTAAGTATTCTTTGCCTTCTTCTTTAGCACGCTGCACACGTTTATCTCTATTCCATTTACATTGTTTAGAGCAATACTTTCTTTGTCCTTTAGGTAATTTATTATTACAATCAGGAAGTTCACATACTATATTTGGCATATTATAAAAATATACTACAACATCTTGTGTTTTTATGCTATAGTTATGGCAGGATATTTCTTATTCATGGTTATCCTCCTTTCGGCAAAGGGTCTCACGCAAGTGAGACTTTTTGCTTTATTCTATAAGTATGCTAAGGTAAGTAGACAAATACTAATTATCAAGTAAAAGGAACAGGTAAAGGAGAGACCGGGACTCTAAAAGCTGAGGATACGTGGCAGTATAAACTAGAAAGGCAAACTCAGTACCCAAGACCTTTAAACAATAATTATTCAAGCCGACCTCTCTCTATGCCCGCTCACGCCAAACACGAGAACGCAGGACAAGGACTTTAGTTGTAGTTCCTTTTACAAGTCCCTTCCTATTACTGCTGAAGTCCTTCTTCTGCCTTCTTTATAGAAAGAGATTTACCAATAATATTCTGAGGTATAACGTTACATAAGATGTGCCACCCCATGTTAAACCCCAACTTTACCGTGTCCGTGATATACGTGCGGTGCAAAGGTACAGGTTTTACGTACTATGTTTTGTATTACATTATTTGTTGTACTCAATGTGTTGTGTTGTCTCTATGTGTCTTTGTTTGGAATATACCCCCCCTTGATTAACATTGTTTGTACTGCTTTGTCTTATGTTTGTGTTCCCTTGTCGTGTATCGTTGCAAAGTGTATCGTATGTTGATATGTTATCGTATTGTGTTCAACTTCGTTGATAGGATATATAGATGCGTGAATGATAGCATAATTTCTAACTTGTCAAGTTCCTTGCGACTTCCTCTTTCCTTTCCATTTCACATAAGCAACTCACTTGACAACCCCATAAATTACGCTTTGGTACGCATTGTTATAGTTAGTTTAAAGTAACTAGCGTGTTAGAAAGGTTGTTATCATGCCTAAAGGTAAAGATAAACCTATCGCAGAAGGTAAAGGCAAACGTAGTAGTGACTATGGTGCTTTCAAATCTGCACAAAAAATCGCAGGAACTTCACTATATGTGTTTTTCCTTAAATCTGCTAATGTAACTCAACAAAATCCTAAAGGATTACGTAGATACACAGCATTTATCTTAGATACACAAGACACTACAGGTGTTATTAAGAAATTCACACAATTTCAAGCACTTGATAATGTCACAAAGTGTTTCGACTTGATAGAATTACTATCATCTAAGGACGTTACCATGAACAAAAATGGTACAGTTCCGAAAGCATTACTCAACATAGTTGGTAAGTCATCTATGATGAGTGAATTCTTAGATGAATAGCTATATCGTTATCATTAAGGGTGGGTTTCGTAACTCACCCTTATTGTTTAGCAAGAAATTTAATATTAACGCTAACGATAACAGAGAGGCAGAAGTAATTGCAGTTGGCGAGTTCTACTCATGGTGTAAGTCTAATCCCCTTTGGGACTTCATGTTCCAGAAAGCTAGAATTTCCCAAGTAATTACACGCTAAGATTAGGGGGGTATATCCCCCCTTTTCTTTTTATATCGTGTCTCAATAGAAATACAAAACACAATTCGAAAATCTCAGAGTTGGATAATGTACCATGCACGCCCACGACTAAAAACTAAATAGTTATTTATATATTATTAATCTGAAAAAACACCACTACGATTTAAAGATAGTAAATTCAAAGTTCTACCAATTTCTTTATTTCATATACATAGTAGGAGGTATAAACAAATGGGAGTAAAAGATATAGACACAGGAGAACATAAAATCATATGTGATATGTGCAGACAAGATGAGATGTACAAGTTGTACATGCATAGTAATGTTAAGTCTCACATACACTACTGCATGGCGTGTCGTACCTGTGGTTATCAAGCGATAAAGAAACTTAGTGCGAAAAGAAATCTATGAATTTCTATCGCTTTAATTTAATTAGCTGAAAAAACACTACTGTAGAAAAGTGGTGGTAGCTTTGGGGTAGCCAAAAAGTTTTTTCTTTTTAGCTTTCACGATTATTCATAGTAGGAAGGAGAGTATATGGGTAAGAGTTATAAGACATCTAGTAAGCCTTACTTAGGTATGAGAGGTATGGACTTCTCAAATCCGAGAGCAGTAGATAACTACCAAAGGTTTCCTAAGTCATGTAAGTTTTGTAGTTCTAACACAAGAGCTAGAGACTTGATATGTTATCAATGCAAACGTGATGGCTTTGATAACTTAGATGAGTTAGAGACTAACTTGCTAGATGATAAGCAATTACAAATGCAACCTAGTGGTCGTGTGATTGATAGTGATGCTATGCTTGAAAGATTTCACAAAGGTTGGATTGAATTGGGTGATGGTTCATTTGTTGAGGTAACACAAAGTGCAAGAGAACTATACAACTCACAAGAGATGAGAGAACGCAAGAGAAGGCAATACATATTGAGAGAACTTATGAACGCAAAACATTGCAAAAGGATAAATGGTTGTACGTTCAAGCCATTTACTAAAAGCGAGTGCAAATGTTACGGAAGTGAGGAGGAACAATAATGTGTTTGTGCAGAGGTATGAAACACAAAGTAACTATCAACGACAATGAGAGTTACATGTGTGATACTTGCCTAGATGATTACATTAGGCATAGGTTTAAACAGGAAGCTGATAACGAACACAATCACACTTTTGGATAAACCAATGATGGTTAGGTGTTACACTCTAACACGCATAAAATATTTCGTAGCACCACCCATCACAACAATACTACGGCTAGTGCAACTCTCTCGCTAGTCGCTGAAATAGCTATTCACTATGTGGTAGGAGTGCCTCCTTACTGCATGGTGGGTAGCTTGAAGTACATAAGGTTGTAATCCCTTAGCTAAGGTGTAAAAAGTCTAACAAACTTTCCTTGTGTGCTTCAAGCTACCTCTACTTAGTGATACCTCGTATCAACAACTCAGCCCTGTTGTAGAGGTAGCAAGATTTACGAAAGGATATTATGGCTAACAAACCTGACATTGTATCTTACATACATTGTAGAGAGTGTATGTTTGATTGGTCGCAGACTACAAGAAGTGTATCACCTGCTGAGTTTCAAGATAACGAAGTAGGATTTACACAAACAGGAATACAAGTGTGGTGCAGAAGGCATGACAAGAACGTAATAAGTCTAGACATTAACAAAGTTGATGTATCTAAACCCAAAGGCAAAGTAATAGCACAAGCTATGGAAGGACATTGTGATGAGTGCTGAAGTATATGAGTTCGTACAACACGGACACAGAATAGATGAAAACGAATTGGTAGTAGAGTTTAGCTTTA